CCAACATTGCTGGCAACGTGACCCTCGGCTCTTTGACCTCTGGCCGCGTGCCGTACGCCTCCACCGCTGGCCTGCTGGTGGACTCCGCCAACCTGCTGTACTCCGGCACTGACCTGACCGTCTACGGAGTCACCGTAGGCCGTGGCGCAGGTGCTGTGTCCACCAACACTGCGGTGGGTGCGAGTGCTTTGGTGGCAAACACGACAGGTGCGGCAAACACGGCAGTTGGTAATCAAGCTGGGTACACAAACACCACCGGGAACTACAACTCATCGTTTGGTCATTTTGCAAACAAGTTGAATACGGGTTCTTTAAACTCTGCTTTTGGTGCGCTTGCTTTTGCATCGAGCGGAGCGGGTCAATACAACTCTGCTTTTGGATACGCCGCACTTAACGCAAACACATCGGGCAACGCTAACGTAGCCGTTGGTGGCGGTGATGGCGTGACATACAATGGTGCGTTGGGTGTTAACACCACAGGTTCAAATAACGTGGCTGTTGGTAATGGCGCCCTCCAAGCCAACACTACCGCCTCTAACAACACTGCTGTTGGCTATCAGGCTGGGTACAGCAATACGACTGGTGCAACGAACACTGCACTTGGTACGCAGGCGCTGTATTCAAATTCCACAGGCAATGGTGTTGTCGCTGTCGGAACATACGCAGCGTATTCAAACACTGCAAACGACAACGTAGCAGTCGGCGCAAATAGTCTTCGCTTCAACACTAGCGGAACAAGAAACGTCGCTGTTGGTAGCGGGGTCTACGGAACCGATTACGGTGCTTTGGGCTACAACACATCTGGTGCAAACAACACGGCGATTGGTGTTCAGGCGCTCCTACAAAACACCACCGCTTCCAACAACACTGCTGTTGGCTATCAGGCTGGGTATAGCAATACGACTGGTACAGGTAATGTGGCTGTTGGCAATACTGCCCTTTATTCCAACACGACGACAGGGGGTCATGTCGCGATTGGTAATGGTGCGCTGTTTTATAGCAACACCACCGGAACAGGTTCCAATATCGCTATCGGTTCCGGTGCTGGATTTAGCATAACGACTGGCATGGGCCACGTTGCTATTGGTCAGGGTGCGTTGTACGCAAACACGACTGGTAGCGCCAATACTGCTGTCGGCGGCTATGACGGCGCTACAGCAGCCGCTATGCGATTTAATACCACCGGCTCGTACAACTCTGCCTTTGGCGTCGGTGCTCTTGCAGCCAACACCACCGCCAACAACAACACGGCTGTTGGTTATCAGGCGGGGTATAGCAACACGACTGGCACACAGAACACCGCTGTAGGCGGCATTGCGCTGTACACGAACGCCACCGGGAATAACTTGACCGCTTTGGGCTATGGCGCTTTGCGTCTGGCAACGGCTGTTGAAAACACTTCGGTTGGTAGTACGTCAAGTTATAACTATACTGCTGTCGGCGGCTATGACGGCGCTACAGCAGCCGCTATGCGATTTAATACCACCGGCTCGTACAACTCTGCCTTTGGCGTCGGTGCTCTTGCAGCCAACACCACCGCCTCCAACAACACAGCAGTTGGTTATCAGGCGGGATATAGTAACACCACAGGCTCCAGCAACGTCGCTGTTGGGTATCAGGCAGAGTATCAAGTCACCACTGGTCAGTACAACATCGCTGTTGGCTATCAGGCCCTTTACTCTGTTACGGATGCTCTGTATAGCGTGGCTGTTGGTCACAGGGCTGGGATTTCTAATACTGGCTCGGCAAACGTCTTTATTGGGGCGCTGGCCGGGTACTCAAACACGAGCAGTATTGGTAACGTGTTTATCGGTGGCGGAGTCTATGGCCTAACCAACCCTTCTGGTTACTTGACTACCGGCGGTCGAAACACATTTGTTGGCGCGGCTTCTGGGCATTTGGTGACTTCCGGTGCGAAGAACACCATCCTTGGTAACTTTGATGGCAACCAAGGTGGCCTCGACATCCGCACTGCTGACAACTACATCGTGCTGTCGGATGGGGATGGGAATCCGAGGCTGTTTATGAACAGCACGGGTGCAGGTCGTGTGACAAGCGGAAATTTTTCGGTTGGCGCTGACCCGTATGCAATTGGCTACGGCCCACAATTTTTCTTTGGTGACGGCGCTGGCGGCGCGATGGGGATGTTGAACGCACAGAGTATCAACACCAACGATTACCCAGTGGTTTTGACTGCCAATGCGTACTGCACAGGGGTAAATACTTTTGCGTATGTAACCTCCAGTGCAAATGCCTCCCGCATCCGAATGAATCAAGGGGCAGTAAACTTTGCTGGGGCCGACACTGGAACCGCTGGGTCTGCGATTACTTTTACCGAAATTCTTTCGGTCAAGAAAGACGAAACCCTTGCGCTTCAAGGTGCAGGACGATACTCCGGCACGGGCATCACCTTCCCCGCCACCCAATCCGCATCGTCCGACGCCAACACGCTGGATGACTATGAGGAGGGGGCTTGGACGCCAACCACTTCTGCTGGCGGGGTAACTGTAACCAATCTTAATTCGTATTACACAAAAATTGGGCGGCTTGTTCATGTGTACGCGTATGTTGAAGTAAATAATTCCGGAGGTACGCTTGGTGGAATTGCTTGGACAGGCCTACCGTTTGCCGCGCTTAGTTATGCGCCTGCACTCCGTTACTACAAAGCAGGAACTGGCAGTGCCAGCACTCAAATTTGGGCCGCAGACACATATACTGAGTCTGGTTCCGCTCAGATTATTGACAACAATGATATTGGTTCTGGGGTCAGTCAAATCATGATCTCGGCAACATATTTTGTCGCTTAAAAAGGAAAATCATCATGGCTCAATTTGAAGAAGTTACTTACATCTCCGAGTTCAACATCCAGCCCAATGGGTGCATTGGAGTTCGCAAGAGCACCGATGTCCTCAAGGATGGAGTTGTCATCTCGTCAACCTACTGGCGCACAGTTCTCGTGCCCAACGACCCGCAGGCATCCACGGTGCTGGATGAGGCTTATTACCTCAACATCGCCAACTACGCTTGGAGCCAACCATCGCCCCAACCGTATGACCCGAATCCCCCGACCCCCGGAGTTTGAACATGACGACTTTCACCACCACCATCAATCGCATGTACACCCTCGATACCCCCGACCCGGGGTTCGTGGTCAACGTCCTGTGGACTGTGACCGGCGTGGACGGACAGCACACTGCCTCCATCGACGGCAACAGCCAGTTCACCATGCAAGAGGGCACGTTCATCCCCTACGACCAGCTCACTGAGGCCACGGTCATCGGCTGGATTCCCGAGAACCAGATCGCCAGCGCACAAGCCTGTGTGCAAGGTCAGATTGACTCGATGATCACGCCCCCCGTGAGCCCGCAAAACACTCCGCTGCCTTGGGGTTCGCAGGCATAATTGCAAAGGGGTAATCGTCGCTGCCCCTTCTTCAGCGACGCTTTGGAGTTAGAAATGAACGACCAAAAGATTGAAATCAACCTGTCCCTGCTCAACGGTGTTCTGCAATACCTGGGATCGCGCCCCTACGGCGAGGTTTTCCAGCTTGTCAACGCCATCCACGAGCAGGCCACGCCCCAAATCAAAGTGCCCCAGGCACCGCAGACCGATGAAGCTGCAAAGCCCGTCACGGACGCTGCCTGACGGCAGCATTGAGCCTGCACACGACGTAGAGATTGTCTGCGGCGCGTGCGGCTACGACCTGGATGCGGCCGAGTTGGAAGCAGACACCTGCTCTGACTGCGGCCAGGCCCTGGACCTGAAACGGTCCGTGGCCATCCAGATTACGACGGTACCTGCTGCATCGGGAGCCACTATGTAACGAGGAGAGATCATGTCTGAGCCGACCCGCGATCAGGAGATCGCCAGGATCAAAGCCGAAGCCGAGGTCGAGCTTCGACGGCTGGAGGCCCAAAGCCCCGCCAAGGAGATTGCCGGCAAGGCCATCGGCAAGCATGGTCTCTTCTACATCACCCTGATCGTCGTGATCGGGGTTGTCTCTTCCCTGTTCCTGGAGCAGGAGAAGATCGCAGCGGTGATGGGGCTGCTCGGCGCGAGCCTGACGGCCCTCATCTCCATGCTCAACGGCATCGCGGGTGCAACGCCCAAGCAAGAGAAGCCGGAGTTCCAGGTCATCCAACACCTCATCGACAAGCTCGACCGACTGGATCGGAAGGAGCAGCCGATGCGCGTGTCCGTGGACGGCGAAAAGGTCACCGTGAGCAAGGGTGACGACCAGATTCAAGCCACAAGGAGCCAGTGATGTTGTCTCTCATCTCGACCCTGGGCGGCCTGCTCATCAGCGGCCTGCCGAAGCTCCTGGAGTTCTTCCAGAACAAGTCCGACCAGCGCCATGAGCTGGACCTGGCGCGCCTGCAAAACGAGCGCGAGCTGGCCCTGGCCGCGCAGGGCTTTGCCGCGCAGCAGCGCATCGAAGAGATTCGCACCGACCAGGTGTCCATGGAGACCGAGGCCCGCATGACCGAGGCCGCGCTCAAGCACGACGAGAAGGTGCTGGAGAAGACCAGTCGCTGGGTAGCCAACTACGTGGGCACCGTGCGCCCCACGGTGACCTACATCTTCGTGCTGGAGCTCTTGCTCATCAACGGCTTCATGGCGGTGTACCTGTGGAATCACCCGAACCTGATCACCAGCATCGACGACATCATCAAGTACTCCGACCTGATCTTCTCCAGCGATGAGATGGCCATGCTTGGCGGCATCATTGGGTTTTGGTTCGGGTCTCGTCAGTGGGGCAAGAAGTGAAACTGAGCAAGGCAGGCGCTGATCTGATGCACCGGTACGAGGGGTATCGGAATCGGCCCTACCTGTGCCCGGCGCACATCTGGACCATTGGCTACGGCCACGTGCTGTACCAGGAGCAGATTCGCCTGCCCATGGTGCGACCACCCGACAAGACCACAGCGGACATTCCGATGATCCGCAAGGAGTACCCACTGAAGCCGGAGGACAACCGTGTCTGGACCAAGGAAGAGATCGACCAACTATTCGAGACTGACGTCGCAAGTTTTGAACGCGGTGTTCTTCGACTTGTTCCCGGCAGTGCTGGCCGTCAAGGCAGCTTTGACGCTCTGGTCAGTTTTTCCTTCAACGTAGGCCTGGGCAACCTGCAGCGCAGCACCATCCGCATGCGCGCGAACCGTGGTGAGTGGCCCGGGGCCGGTGATGCGTTTCTGATGTGGAACAAGGCCGGCGGCAAGGTGCTGGCTGGCTTGGATCGCCGCCGGCGTGATGAGCGGGCCATGTTCCTTGCAACAACCAATGGAGATGCGTGAGATGAAGAACACCCCCGTCTGGGACAAAAAGCGCCCCAAAGGCCTGGGCAAGCCCAAGGCCCTGACACCGGCCAAGAAGGCCGCTGCCAAGAAGATGGCCAAGGCCGCTGGTCGGCCCTACCCCAATCTCGTTGACAACATGCGTGCTGCTCGGAAGAAGGGCTGATCATGGCTTTACTGCGCCTATTCCTCAAGCCTGGGGTGGACAAGCAAAACACCGAGTACGGCGCAGAAGGCGGCTGGGTGGATGCTGACTACGTCCGCTTCCGGTACGGCCTGCCCGAGAAGATGGGCGGCTGGACCAACTTCAACAACACCGAGGCCTACTTCATCGGCTACACCAGCGAGGTCTTCACCTGGACCGCGTTGGATGGCTCGCCTCGCGCGGCCATCGGTACCGACCGCAAGCTCTACGTGTTTTACGGCGGCACGTGGGCCGATGTCACTCCGATTCGCGACACGACCACTGGCGTGACCTTCGACACCACGAACGGCAGCACAAACGTCGTGGTCAACGACTCTGGCCATGGGGCCATCACTGGCGACTTCGTGACCTTCTCCAACGTCACCGGTGACCCGGGCGGCATTCCGAATGCGGACCTGGAGAACGAATTTGAAATCGTCGAGGTCCTGAGCTCCAACACCTACCGCATCACGTCGCCCACTCAGGCCACGAGCACTGCCTCTGCAGCCGGCACGGCCGATGCGGCATACCAGATCAACGTCGGCTCGGATCGGGGCTACATCGACTTTGGCTGGGGCACTGGTACCTGGGGCTTCTTCACCTGGGGCACGCCTCGTCCGCCGTCTGCCGGCCTGCAGCTCAACAACCGGGTGTGGCAGTTCGACACTTACGGCGAGAACCTGATCGCGCAGGTAGTCGACGGCGGCATCTACGAGTGGCTGCCTGCCGGGGGCCTTGCAACGCGGGCCGTGGCCATCTCAGGCGCGCCCACCAAGAGCAAGTACGCGCTGGTGTCCACGCCGGATCGGCACTTGGTGTGCTTCGGGACCGAAAGCACCATTGGCACGCCGTCCACCCAGGACCCGATGTTCGTGCGCTTCTCTGACCAGGAGAACATCACGGACTTCGTGGCCACGGCCACCAACACGGCTGGCGGTCAGCGCCTGACGGACGGCAACACGATCATCACGGCTGTGCGCTCGCGTGGTCAGATTCTGATCTGGACGGACACGTCGCTGCACGGCCAGCAGTACTTGGGTCCTCCCTATACCTTTGGCTTCCAGCAGCTCGGAGCCAACTGCGGCTGCATCGGGCCGCACGCAGCGGCTGACGTCAACGGCATCGCGTTTTGGATGGGCCGTGATGCGTTCTTCACGTTCGATGGCACGGTCAAGAAGATTCCTTGCACCGTGCAGGACTACGTGTTTGAGGACATCAACCTCATTCAGTCGTTCAAGGTGAATGTAGGTATCAACACCCAGTTCAACGAGGTGACGTGGTGGTACTGCTCGTTCACGAGTGACTTCATCGACCGCTTTGTGAGCTACAACTACCTGGAGAACGTCTGGACGATTGGCACGATGGCGCGCACGTCGTGGGCGGACATGAACACGTTCGCCAAGCCGATTGCATCGGCCTATGACCCAGACTCCACGGAAACGCCGACCTACGGCGATCCGATCTACGGTCTGACGGCCGGCCGCACGCGTCTGTACAGCCAGGAGGACGGGGTCAACGCGGTGGATCAGCCGATCAACGCCTACATCGTCTCGGGCTACTTTGACATTGGCGACGGCGACCAGATGCTGTTCATGAAGCGGTTCATCCCGGACTTCAAGAACCAGGTGGGCAACCTGACCGTGCGGCTGCTGCTGCGGCCTTTCCCGCAGGCGACCGCCAGCCCCAGCTCGCTGGACCCCTACGTCATCACGCCGACCACGCAGAAGGTGGACACGCGGGCGCGCGGGCGGCAGATTCAGCTTCGCATTGAGAGCGACGACCTGGACAGCAACTGGCGCTTTGGCACGATGCGCGTCGACATCCAACCTGATGGATATAGATAGATGTATAATTTATCCATGGGCAAATTCATCGACCGGACCGGCCTTCGATATGGCCGTCTGCAAGTTTTGTCGGACGCTGGTACGAACGCCAGCAAAAAACGCCTGTGGAAGTGCCGTTGCGATTGTGGAGCAGCGGTGGTTGTGACCGCCGGTAGCCTGACCACCGGAAACACACGGTCTTGCGGCTGCTACCACCGCGAAGTGATCACCAGGCACGGAGGATGGCAGAAGTCGTCCTACAACACATGGCGCGCTATGGTGCGCCGTTGCACTGTCCCAGAGGACAAGGATTTCCAGCGCTATGGTGCCAAAGGCATCACCGTGTGTGCAGAATGGCTGGACTATGCCCGGTTCGTTGCAGACATGGGCGAGCCTGCAGAGGGCCAAACTCTGGACCGCATTGATGGTGAAAAAGGTTACTACAAAGGAAACTGCCGCTGGGCATCAGGCCATGTCCAAGCAGTGAACTCCCGCAGTCGAGTATCAAAAACCGGACATCGCGGAGTTGTGTATCTCCCAAAGGATCGGCGCTGGCTGGCCAACATCACCGTCCATGGCAAGCGGTACTACTCACGGGTTTGCGCCTCGCTTGAAGAGGCAGTGCAAGCCCGACAGGAGTTGGAACAGCAGTACTGGAGACCCACACTGTGAGCAAGATCAACAACGTCCGCCTGCCCAACGCGGTTGCGCAGAACTACAGCCCGGAGCAGTTCAACCAGCTCGTGCGCTCGCTTGAGCAGGTCATCTTCCAGCTCAACAACACCTACACCCCGGTCACCAGCGAGAACACCGCTGGCGCGGCCACGTGGATGTCGGCGGGCTCTGGTGCGGGCGGGGGCTTTGCAGGCGGCATCCGGGGCTTCCAGAACAGCAACGGCATCATCTTGCCGCATGCGATGCTGATTTCCAACCTGGACCAAGACCTGACCAGCACCACGACCGAGGAGCTCCTGACCTACGACGTGGTGGCGCTCACTAACGGCATCCGGGTGGTCAACAACAGCCAGATTTTTGTCCCCTGTGCCGGCCAGTACCTTGTCACCTTCACGCTGCAGGTGTCCAACCGCAGCAATGCCGTGCAGGAGTTTGAGGTCTGGGCCAAGGACACGGGGGTCAACTACCCCAGCAGCCGCACCCGGTTTGACATCGAAGCGCGCAAGAGCTCTTCCACCTGGGCCCATATTGTCCCGGCCATCACTGGCATCTTCACGGTCAACGATCCGAGCACCAATTACCTGGAGATCGCTTGGTGGGCCAGCAGCACTGACGTGTTTTTGGAGTACTACAGCGCGGACACGACACCTGACCGCCCAGAAATCCCGTCGGTGATTCTCACCATTAACTTCATCTCGGCGATCTGACCATGGCCAACAAATACCTGCGCAAATACCTGACTCCGTCGGCCGCGACCGAGACCACGATCTACACCGCGCCGACCGCGAACAACGCCATCGTCTCGTCGCTGCGGGTGACCAATGACAACGCCAGCACGACCAACTTGACCGTGACGCTGTACCCGGAGGGTGGGGCCACGCCCTACAAGGCGCTCAAGACCTACGTCCTGCCGCCCAGCCAGACGATGGACGTTTTCTCAGGGGTTCCCATGATCATGCAGGCGGGCGACATCCTCAAGGTGACGTCCTCGGTCGCGGATGTCGATTTCTGGCTGTCGTACCTGGAGATCGACCGCACTTGATGAGTGGACAAAACTGGATTTCATGTCGGATAATTTGGCCCTATAACGCGTCCTTTTCCGGCGCGCAGCCCCATGCGGAGCTATAGGCCATCAACGGAAAGGACAACCATGGAAAACGAAGGAATCATGGCCCTCCCGCAAGGGGCAGCCATGCAAGA